GGACGTTGGTAGCGTTTCCATCTTTTTCCTTCCATTTGTACGCGTTCAATTCTTTGAGTAAGTTACTGGACCTATTCGTTACATTAAAGCGAAATCGTTTCAATATATCGATTCCGTTTAGTATGCTATCTTTCCCTTTATTAGCACCTTCAATTCTCCACCCCATTCGCCTAAGTTCTTCGATTGACTTCGGTTCTGCTGAATCAGCTACAATATTAACGCTTCTATCTATACCAGATTGAGTAAAGAATTGGCTAATGTCCTGATTTGTCAATCCTTTGTGGTACATTACTTCGTCAATGATTAACTCACCATTATAACGGTAAACCATAACCATAGCGGAAGGGTCATTCGTAAAACCAAAATCTAATCCCGCACCAATCAACTGAGCATCGCTTGGTATCGTTCCAATCGTGCCCCAATTACGGTAAATCAACCCTTCAATCTTTCCAGTCATTCCACGGGCATACACCTTCCACAACTCTTCATCCTCACTTCTAATCGCTTCGATTTTCTTACGAATAATATCGGGTAAAAAAGGATTATGTCGGTGGTCGGAAATAATTAAATCAACTCCTTCCTTACCTATCAATTTATCATGCACCCAAAAGCGAGCGTTCGGGTTGTAGTCGATAAACACTTGCTTCTTGGTACGCATCGCAAGTTCTGAATAGATTTCATAGCTAATCCCATTTGCTTCATTCAAAAAGAAATAGTCACGCTTTCCGCTCTTTGCATCCTGAGAATCTTGGTAGCTTTTGAATTCTATAATTGAACCGTTGTGAAAGGTATAAATACGGTCACTCGCATTGTATCCTTTAATCCAACTTTGAATATCAGGTGAACTTGCTACAATGGTTTGCATATCACGAAGTGCACCGCTTTTAAGGTTAGGCACGTCTTGACCTACAACGCTAATCACTTGGTCATTTTCGGCAATCGCTTTTAAACATAGCACTTGTAATATCGAGTAAGTTTTGCCCGAACTTGTCCCGCCTTGGTTAACGATAACCTCGGCAGTAGAATTGTAGTTGCGATCGAATATGACAGACGTTTGAAACATCAATCGAGAATAATTGCATCCTCACTATTTGATAGGTCGATAGGGCTTGAAATGGTGGCCACGTGTATTTCTGCTTTCGGCATCGATATAGTACTATCAATCGTTTCCTTTGGCTTACCATAAACACGGTCAAAAAGAACTTCCATGAGGTGAATAGAACCACGGCTCAAATCACGCTCCATCTTTTTAGAAATCATTTTCAACCAAAATGGCACGTCATCCCGTTCGCCTAATTCACTGATTTGTCGCTCGGTCATGCAAAGCATTGCCATAATCATTTCGTTGGCCTGACTACTGGATAGCTGAACATTGAACTCTTCAATGAATAGGTCCTTGATTACATTACGCAATGCCTTTGGCCGTCCATTCCGATTGATGTTTTCGGGGTGGCTACCAAATCCGTGCGGGCTTTTCCCCTTCAAATGTTCACCACTTGGCATCAGATTTCAATTTTATTAACGATTTCTTTCAACTTCTGCATACACATAAGTTTTAATTCGTAATCGGTAGCACCGCCAACGCTTACATGGTCAACCGTTTCTGCGATATCCATAAGCAAATGCGCAATCGTTGCGTACAATTCAACCGCTCCAATCGCTTGTTCGATTACGTCGTTTTCTTTTGTCGTAGTCATTTCTCAATCTCCTTCAACTTTGCTTCACTCCAACGTAACCCAGCTAAACCACCCCACAAAAGGTAACTGATATAACCGCAATCGGTAGGCTTACCCGTTTCGTAGTACGTCTTTGCACGGCTCAAATAGGAGTACATTCTTTTAATCGTTGATACACTTAAAGGCTCACCGTCACGCAACTGCGTTGCACGAATTTTACCCACCTGCGTGGCGCACTGATTACCATTCTTTTCGTTCAGTTCAATCCCTCGTTTGGCATTATTTTTCACCGCTTCGGGGTAATCGGAATGGCTTTCAAATTTTGCGTAACTTTCCTTTCTGCTCAAAGCATTACAAACCGCTAACCGTTGGATTGGGTCTTCGTACTCCGTCTTCATGACTGTGTTTGTCATGCAACGGTCCATGAAATCACTTTTGCTTTCGTCTTGGTTTCTTTTCGGTAGGGGCATCGGTTGTTTCTTTAATGTTCACAATTTCGGTTGGTTCACTTTCTGTGAACGTTTCTTGAATAAGTTGTTCGTGGATTGCTTTGTGTCTTAGGTCAAGTTCTGCATCGTAATGGTTCATGATAGTAGAGAATGCGTTTACGGTACACGCTTGGCATCCTCCCGTCCAACGCTTACCCATTACCTCACTCCATACCCCACCCATCAGCGCTACTTGTTCACCACTTAGGCGTAAGGTCTTTTCGTTTTGGAACTGTACCCATTTATGGTACAATGGTTCTAACCGCTTCAACTGTTCGTCGGTCATTCTGTTAGCTAATTTCATACTTCTTTAATTCACGTCGTAAATAATAAATTGCTTTGATTAAATCCTCTTTTGGGTTTTCATGTTTGTAGTTTGCCCTTGCGGTGTACTTAATTACATTACCAAGGTTAAAGTTCAACTCAAAGGCATCGATTAAGTCAATAGGTTGTACCTTCCTGTCGTAGTGTTCGGGATTCATCGGTAAATCCTATCGATTAAAAAGTAAGCAATGACGCAAGCGATAAAACCGCACCCAATAGAGTAAGCGAATAGGCTCAACACTGGAAGGCTAACGGTAGCAAAGAATGAACCCACCGCAGTCCAAAACGAAAGGCACACAAAGCAGTTGAAAGGTTTGAATCCAATCTTGTCGCCAATGCCCGTTAGCTTGGTAATCGTTACCCCTGCACACGCAGAGAAAAACGCTATGAATAATATTTGTAAGTAAATCATTTCAGTTTCTTTTTTAATTTGTCTTTAACCGTGTTAATGGTTAACCTGATACTGTTGTATGGTATGGTCGTCGATGTGCTAATACGTCGCATGTTTTTGGCTTCTACGTAAACCATGAATAGGTTGCGCTCGTACCAATGCAGTTCGGCTATTGCATCCTCAATCGCTTCCATTTGCTTTGTAGTTTGAACCTCGCTTTCATGGTCGTAAATTTCTGCGATCACTTCAACACGAGTCCAGTCAACGTCAACACGTAACAGACGATCACGATACTTCTGATCCCACAAAGAACCCTTCCCCAAAAACAAACGGTAGATTAACGAAAGCACGTACCACCGATGCCCACCCGAATGCCAAACCTCCCAAAGCTTTGCATCCTCTTTTTCGAGTAACGCAAGTAACATTTCTTGGTAAAGATCTTCACCATCGAAGTGCGTACCCCTCACAATGTCGTAACATGACTTACGATAACTTTGGTGTTGGAGTACGTCTGCGATTAGTGGATGCATACTTATTGAATGGGATTTCTTAGAAAGGTAACCCTTCATCGTCAGGAGTCCAACCTGCTTTTGTTAGTGCTGGGTGAATTTCGCTTGGGGCTTGTCGGCGTTCATGTATGGTATCATGCATGGTTACTTGCATGGGTGCATCCTTGGCCTTCCATTTTACCCAGTGCGTTGCTTTGCTCTTTTGGTCAACCTCTTTGCGCTGACCTACAAAGACTTCGATGTCCCCGTATTGGTTGGTGGGTAAATCTAACAAATCTTGTTTTTTCAGTTGAACCTTCACACCGTACTGGTTGGACCAACCTTTGCCTACATACTTTTCGTTTTCCATATTTTAGTTTTTAAATGTTTGAATAAATAGCCTGAAAATCAGGGTTGATGTAATTACGCTCTTTTTCCTTCCTATCCCGAATGAAGTTGAGTCGCATTAAATACCCTCCGATTGGTTTGCCATACGCACCCCGTTCGATGTGCCAACCGAAAGCTCCGTCCGTAAACTCGTCTTTGTAGGTTGACGTTCTAATATCGTGCTGGATACGTTGTTTCACTTCGTAAGGTGCAACCACTTGCAAAGTTTCTTTGATGTTGATGTGGTGGTAAAGTTCGTGAACGTGACCCATCCAAAGAACGTCTGCACCGTCAACTTGTGCGCCCATCCTTTGATGTTGGATAACTCCCTTTGTAACTACTCCACCGCCTCCGTGGCCATGGTGGTATTTCACTTTGAAGTTAAGATACGTTTTGGCATCGTCCCTTCGATGTACGTTGAACACAATCCAACCAGCATACCCACCATTCAGGACCTTTGAACCCGTTTTGTAATTCAGCAAAGAAACGAACCGCTCGGTGAGGTCTATTTCGTGTCGCTTGCTAACTGCCGTTTCGTGGTTACCGTACCCTACAAAAATTAAATGGTCGGCATATTTTGCCCACCATTCAACAGCTTCGTTAACAACCAAGTCAAAGTAATTACCGCCTTGATGCTCGGGGCGAATATCGTCTTTGCTCGCACGCTTGTCGTACTTTCCTTGCATGATACAAAAGAAGTCACCATTGATCAGGATTTTCGCTCCCAGGTTAATGGCTTTCTCGATGTGATCTTGGAGTAGGTCACGCCTACATTTCGGGTGATCAAAGTGAAGGTCGGATAACAGTAAGAACTGATCGCCGTCTTTGCATCGGATTGATACGATGTTACGCCCGTGCTTGGTTGTTTCCATGGTTAATTACCTTTGGGTTTATGTCTTAACATTGAAGGGTAATTCTCTTCATGTTCTGCTTTACGCTTTAATTCATAAAATTCCTTGGATGAACCAAGCATTTTAATAACATGGTCATCGTTTATTCCAAACGCTTTTTTTAAATTTTCACAAGTGATAGTAAGTATATCTTGAATGCGGAAATTATCACTATCAAAGTCAAAATTATTTGAATAACATTCGGTTCTTTGTTCACTATTTGTTTCCAAAGATATTGTTACTACTTTTTCCATGGTTAGAGTATTAGTCTTTGCTTCACCTCGTCTACCGCCTGATCGGCATAGCCTAATCGATATGCCATTAGGTGGCTGTGTGAAATAAACGATTCGAGGTCTTTAATCGTTCCAGTGTACGGAAACTCCACGTTGATTGTTGTGGTTTCCTCGTTTGTTGCGATTGCAACGGTGATGGTGATTGTTTCATTCATAATTTTGGTTTTTATGGGTTAATGAATTGTTTATCGTTTAGGTATGCGATAACTTAAATTATCGTTTAGTTGAGTTTTTATTTAATGATTGAAAGATAATACTTTGCGTCTTTCTTTTCGCTTTCTTCGTAGTTTTTTAACAAGATATTTTTGAACTTTAATAGTTCGGCCTTGTCTATTTTTTTGGACTCCAAGAAAGATTTGTGATAGGGCCGGAATGCTAACTTGGAAGCGAACTGGTTAATTGTACTGGTGATGTGAAGCAGCTCCTCTTTGT